TATCTGAGCGGCTGCAACTGCTGCTGCTGCAAGGGCTAATGGTGCAGTAAAAATTGCAGCTCCATACTCAGCAATAATAGGGGCAGTTTTAAAGACTACTTGAGCAACTGAGGCAAGTTGTTGTGCCTTAAATTGCTTTGTTCTTATTTCCCTTTCTTCCTGCTCCCTTTGTTGATTTAGTTCAGTTACCTTTTGCTTATTGTCACCTGCTAAACGTATTTCCTCATCGTATTTTTTGCTAATGGAAGAAAGTTCATTTTGTGTCCTCTGTGCTTGAAGATTCATAAATCCATCTAATAATTCAGATGCAACCTGAGCCGATGCCTCAACTCTTTCCTTATCTTTTTTCTTTCTATCTTCAGCATCTTTTTCTCTAAGTGCAGCAAGTTCCTTGTATAGTTTTGCATTGTCTTCAAGAACCTTATCATTTGCATCCCGGGCAGATATAACACCTTTGCTAGCCGCATCATCATTTGCTGCAATAATTTGCTTATTGGCGTTGATTTCATTTAGGATGAGTTTTTCACTTCTTATAAAAGCTTTTTTTTCACGGGTCACCCCAGTTATTTCTTCATCTGCAATTGCAGTTGCCTGAAGAACTTTATCGGTATTAATTGCTTTTAATTTATCTTCATATACTCCTTCCTGATATTTTATAAGCCCTTCTATACTTTGTCCAAATCGCTCTTTCTCTGCTGCAGCATAGGCATCGTTTATCTCCTTATTTTGCGTCTTAACAATTGCAGGAAGTATTTTAGCCTGATCCTGGGCTTGCTTTACTTTCAGCTTGGCATACTTATCCGAAACGGCCTGAAGCTTTATATTACTAGCAAACTCCAATTCCATCATAGCAATGTTCTGACCATCTGCTGAAACGGTCTGTTTGATCTTTTCCGCAGCAATCTTCTTATCTACTTCAAGTAGTTCAACCTTCCTTCGATATTCTTTTTCTAAGGCTTGCATCCGTTTCTTTTCCGCATCTGCAAGGGCTTTTAATTCCTTTTCGGTCAGTTCTTTTTTTACCTTGTTAGTAACCTCCACCCCTTTGACCTCCTTGTCAAGAGCCGCCAGAACAATATCTGTATTTTTTATATCATTTTCAACTTGTTTTAGGGCAACCTTATTCCACGACCCTGCACTTTGTATTTTCAGGTTCAAATATTTAGCATCAAGTTTATCCCGATAAGCCAATGTTTCGGTATATTTCTGCAAAATAACCTGATCCATTGTTGCATCCTTATTTGTCTTGTCTTGAATGGCTTTTAACCTTTCAGCAAGTTCATTTTTAAGGTTGGTTGTAATGTTGGATTCAACTTTGGCTTCACGTTCTTTTTTTAATTCTTCCTCTGAGGTAGTTAGTTCACGAAGTTTATTCAAATAACCAGACCAAATATTTAATTCCCTTTGAATAAACCTACTTATCCCAGGTGATTCAAGGAATCGATCATAAGCGGTTTTGAAACGCCCCAAAGAAGCATTTAAACTATTTACCTTCTTTTCTGCTGCTGCCCCAAAAGCATTTTCTAATTCTACCGCAAACTTTGGAAGGAATTCAGCAGAAACCACCTGCCCTTGTTCGAGCATCTTATTAAGTTCCTTGGTCGTTACTCCCATCGCTTTAGCGGCAAGGTTGAACGCACCAGGTATTCGCTCCCCTATCTGACCTCTTAATTCTTCAGCCTGAACCGTACCCTTAGAAACGATTTGAGAGAAAGCTAAAAGTATTCCTTGCGTATCTTCATTTGATTTACCGAGAGCAGTTGATGCCTTTACTGCGGCCTCAAATATCTTGTTTGATTCTTCTAGTTTAATGCCTGCAAGATTAGAAGATGCAGTAAACGATGAATAAGTACCTGCAAGAGATTGAAGGTCTTTGCCGTAAGTATTAGCCAGATTGATCAGATATTGAAATGCCTGACCATTCTTCTGTTGGCCTTCCGTTGCATAGTCAATAGTCGTACGTAAGCCTTCGAAGGCGGCTGATGTGGTGAATATCTTTTTAGTAAACTCAATTAAAGCAGCAACACCAAAAGCCCTCTTAATCATTGAGCCAATTTCATCAGATGTTTTCCCGACTTTTCTAAGGCCATCTGAAACCTGTTCTGTGGCGGCCTTACCTTGCGATCCTGTTGTTTTTAAAGTTGTACCTAGTTGGACTAGCTTATCATTGAATGCCTTTGCGGCAGCCTCTGCTTTCTTTTCGGATGCCGTTATCCCGGTAAATCCTGCCGTTGCCTTGTTCCCTGCCTCAACTGCTGCCTGTGCAGCTACTTTTAGATTCGTTGTAAATGTCCTGACTGCATCAGCCGAATTTTTAAGGGGAGTTAATGCGGATGTAAATGCCTTTTCAGATGTTGTACCAACATTTCTAATCTCAGCATTTAGATTTTTGGTTTCAAGAATGGCCCGTTTTTCGGATTCAGTCAGCTTATCAAAGTTCTGTTGTGCCTTCTGAATATCACCTTCCTTGATGATGTATTCTACAACAATCTGGTTGGTGCTTAAAGTACTCATTTTTTCGCATTGGTTTTTTGTTCTTTAAGTGTTGCTAACCAATGCGAGTACATCAGGTAGTAAGTGTAGAGGGGTTGTTCGACCAGTCTAGAAAGGTCCGTTCCCATTCCTTTTGCAAAGCTAAGATTTTCCGAGTATCTAGATTTGAATCTTCTAAGGCTAACAATGTAATATGATGCTCTAACATCTTTAAATTCATCAGAGTCTCCCCCTGTAAATAGGTGGTCAAACTCTTCTGTAATTCTTCGCCAGTACTCAGATATTGACTTTGAGGCAGATTCAAAAAAAAAGTGGGAACATCAGCATTTTTGGCCCAATGTTCGATCTTGTTCTTGTTGTAAATGTGCTGATAATCGAATGGATTTTCGACCTCGTCAAAGTATTTAACGGTAGCTAATTTGACCTGAATCTGGATGGAAATGGCTAGTTCTTTACGTTCTTTTAGTCGTGCGTTCAGGATGCCTATTTCGATTAGCTTCTTATTGATCTTAATCTTTTCCGATTCAAGGACGGAATCAACGGCCTTGCAATGGCTATCTAAGTAGATGGGATTGATTGCTGCATCTAACTCCCGGTAGATGTCGATGGCTGCGTGCATACGCTCATAGGGTATGTTTATATCGTGATCGAAACAGAAGTAGTTCCTGCTTCCAGAACGAAAGGCGAACTTTATCTTATCCCAATGCTTTCGGTCTGCCGTGCCGTTGTAGGTCGGCACATCACTTTCTACCTCGACAACTTGTCTAGGATCGCTTGCCACATCTGTAGCACTCCAAAATTTAAGCCGATTCCAATTAATACCCATCCAATCAAATTTTCCTTCGGGCAAATATCGCATAAAAAAAACATCAAAAGGAATATCCAAGTGTTTTGGCAGAAGATGCAAAGTGCTAACGGTTTCGAAACCCAATCAGGAAGTGCCTGAACTTTATCGTAGTACCACTTTCCAATCGGATGGTGATCGTAGCAGAAGGAAAGGAAACAGGACACCATAGCGGCTGATATGGCCGTGAAAACCGTGAAGAAAAGCATACTACTTTTTCGGTAGTTGTTTAGTTGGCTTTAACGGGGTAGCCGTCTGTCTCGGCTTTTGGTTGATTGTTTTGGCCTGAGCCATTTGAATCTGTTTTTGTCTGCAAGCTGCACACGCCATAGGTTTTTAATTTAAAGGTTGATTAATAGCCCTGAGGGAGTTCGTTGTAAAAGGCATTCACAAATGCCACCGTTTCATCGGTTGATCCTCCGGCCACAGTAAATGAGATGCAATTGTATGTCTTGCCATCGAGGGCAACAAAGTATAATTCTTGCAAGGATGGATTAAAGAAAATGATCTGGTAAGGGCCACCGTAAGGTGAAAAGAACCCTTGCGGAATCAATGTATTATCCAAATCAATCTGAATGTGCGTACCACCGATGACCTCAGAGGTCTGATAGGTCACGTGTCCTTGACCGTTCTTGATCCTTACTTTAATCTCATCCTCTATGTAGCCGATTGGAACATAGATAATCAAATCCTCAAAGCAGGAGATTAAAGGATCGCAGATGGAATAACAGGTCTGGCAACAAGAATTATTCATTATTCAATTTCGTAATCGTTTGCAATTTCACTAAAATTTGTGAAAACAAAATAACGGAATTCATCGAGGCTATGCGAAAGGTTCGGATTCTTCAGTTTCCACGGGTCTAGGCTTCCTTTCCGATCGACCTGGGCTTGCTTTAAGTCTTCAATCAATAGGTCGTTTTCTTCGGCTATCCTGACGTTACATCGTTGTAGGACCATATTGGTGATTACCCTTGACTGGATGTGTGAGGGGTTCGCAGGTGCAACCTGAATCTGCATATCATTTAGCTGAAGATGCGATTTAATGGCCGTGTATGCACTAATATTATCAGAGGTAAAGGCTGACTTGTTTTGACCTGACGCATCGCCGTTGATGATGAACTTTGCCTTTGGAAATTCGGCCTTGATCGTTTCGCAAAGGATTTTTAAATCCCCGATTCGATAGGTCTTGATCTTGTTGATGGTAGCGTAATACTTCTGCCCCTTGATATTCTTCAAGAACTGGTATACACCACAGGTGTTGGTCACGTTAAAGTCAAATGATAGGTAGATTTCAAACTGGGGATTGATATTGATCTTGCCCTTGATAACGTGCTTCTCTGCCTCGAAAGAATAGGCAAAGGTCGAATCAATATCTTCAACGCCCCAATCGCCCAATGCCCAGACCTTATACCTTCTTTCGCCTTCCATCCCGTGACCTTTGATTCTTAGAAGGCGTTCGTGCAAGGCTTCCCGGTCAATTGTGTAATTATCCCAGAAGGTAGACTTATGGAAGATGCAGTCGGGCTTATCCTTGTTTTCGTCCACTTCCCGTTTCAGCCAATGGTTGATCGATTCGGGATTCCAGTCCATTATCAAGGATATAGGAACCCCTGTTTCGCCTCGCAAAGTAGTGTCGATGTAATCCACATCTTCCCTGGTGAACTGGTTCGCCTCGTTTAACCAAGCAATGTTGGCACCTTCAACACCCTTACCCTTTTCGGCCTTGTCCATTCCCAATCCCCTGAACCAATTACCCGTATGCTTGTTGATGATCTCAAAGTGATTCTTCCTGATGATGAAATCATTCTTGAAATTCTTGTAGATCAGATTGGTGAGCAGAGTAAAGGTAGAACCTTCAATGTCTGAATAAACCTTTCTTGAATGAATGACATTGAACTGGTAAGGCTGAAAGGAGTGGTAGATTAGCTTTCTGGCTATGTTGTGAGACTTTGCCGATTGACGGGTTCCGTAGTGGCCTTCTTTCGTGTAGAGGGTTTCGATGAAGGGCCAATACCATTGCAGCCAGTATTTACGTTCGAAATTATAGTTCATATGCTAATTTGATTAGGGAATAAATTAGCAAATGAGTTATTCGCTCGGTGGTGTTGGGCCGGAGATAGTCACCGTTAATGTCGATGGTGTTTCAATCGGTTGGGCTGCCTTGCCGTAAGCCCTGTCCAGAAGCAACTCAGCAGCCCTTACATCGCCTTTAATAGCCTTGTTGCGTATTGCCATCAGGATGGCTTCAGCTGCGGTCTTGCCGTCCTTTTCATCG